CGAGAAGGCAAACAAGATTGTGCGCAGTATGGTATCCTCAGTTCGCAAGGGCATGTTCCTGAAGAATCGCGACGCCTGTGGTTTTTGCTCCTACAAGGGCACAAAACACTGTCCCTGAGACACCACGTTTACTTCTGTGACATCCAAGTTAGTTTTCCATGGTTACCTAGGAGTGGAGTTTAGATGGCCAAGAAGAAGATCCTGATGCTCTCCGACCACGCTCTCTCAACATCCGGAGTGGGATGCCAGAGCAGGTACCTCATTGACGGCCTTGTTCGAAAGGGAAAGTGGTCAGTGAGACAGTTCGGTGCAGCTGTCAAGCACAGTAACTACGACATTGTCAAGATCAGCGACGACTTTATCATTAAGCCTGTGGACGGTTTTGGAACACCTGATATGCTGCGACAGACACTCGCAATTGAGCGGCCTGATGTTCTTCTCCTATTCACCGATCCCCGATTCTTCATCTGGGTGTGGGAGATGGAGGATGAGATCCATCAGATCTGTCCTATCGCCTACTGGCATGTGTGGGACAACCATCCAATTCCAAAGTTTAACCAAGTCCTCTACGATTCCACGGACTTGATTAACTGTCACTCACACCACACTTACAGCTATGTGAAGGACATGGCACCAGGTAGAGTTAACTTTATTCCACATGCTCTTCCCCAGGAAGTCTTTAGACCTATTGAGAGCAAATCAGACATCAAGCAGTTTAAGGCCCAGATAATTGGTGAGGCACGAAAGGATCATTTTGTGCTCTTTTGGGTCAATAGAAATGCGAAGAGAAAGCGCCCCAATGATATTCTTTGGGCATGGCAACTCTTCATGCAGAAGCTTAAGGAGAAGCACGGAAAGTCTGATGCCGCACTCCTCATGCACACCCAACCAGATGATCAAGAGGGACCTAACCTCTATGCAACATCAGAAATGATGGGCATTCAGGACTCTGTCATCTTCTCACCTGAGCGAATTGACTTCGGAAAGATGAATATACTACACAATATCTCAGACGCATGCATCAACATCAGCTACGCTGAGGGATTTGGACTCGCAACGCTTGAGGCAATGCAGTGTGGCAAGCCAATAATTGCGCTTAAGACAGGTGGCCTAACACGACAGGTTGTGGATCACAGGGATGGGACTGAGCATGGTGTAGGTCTGCCAGTCGAGTTCCAGAGCCTCGTGGGCTCACAGCAGGTACCTTACATTTATGAGGACTATTGCTCAGCAGAGACAACTGCTAATGCCATCATGAAGCTGTATGAGATGAGTCCAGAGGATCGAGAGGCTCTGGGACGGAAGTCCAGAGACTATGCGCTGTCTGAGTTCAACTTGCAGAATACTATTGATGATTGGGACAGAACGCTCACAGAGCTAACAGATAATTGGCAGAGCAATAAGTCAAACTGGTCTATAACGGAGCACTGATGAAGAGAGTAATACTAAGAGGACCATTTCTCACAAACTCTGGGTACGGTGTACACGCGAGACAGGTTGCCCGATGGGCCATCTCCAAACGTGAGTGGGCTGTCACAGTTCAGACACTTCCGTGGGGTGTCACACCGTGGATAATTGACAGTAGCGCCGAGAGTGGTCTCATAGGCGAGATTATGAAGCGCACTTCTCCATTAGAAGGAGTGCCTATTTTTGACCTGTCAATTCAGGTGCAGCTTCCCAATGAGTGGGATCCGAGACTGGCTCGAACAAATATTGGAGTGACTGCTGCAGTTGAGACTGACAGGTGCAATCCAGAGTGGATAGATGCCTGTAATAGGATGACAGCTATTGTGGTCCCCTCCGCACATACGAAAAAAACACTTGAAATGACAGGTGGAACACGCCTGAGAGTCCCTGTGATTGTTATTCCTGAGGCATTCTATGATGAGATTCTCACAGAGACAAGCCAAGAATTTTCGCACGAGTTCAGCACAAAGTTTAACTTCCTAGTCTTTGGACAGCTCACAGGAAACAACCCAGAGAATGATCGAAAGAATCTATTCTACACACTCAAGTGGTTGTTTGAGGAGTTCAAAGACGATAAGGACGTGGGAATAATTCTTAAGACAAACTCTGGAAAGACAACTAAAATTGACAGGCTGATGACTGAGAAATTCGTTAAGCAGATTGTCAAGGAGACTAGAAAGTCAGACTTTCCTCGAGTTCATTTCCTTCACGGAAGGATGAGCAATCAGGAGATGACTTCTCTTATGAAGAGTGAGTCTGTAAAGTGTCTAATTTCACTCACTCGAGGCGAGGGATATGGACTTCCAATACTGGAGGCAGCAGCAGTTGGTCTTCCTATTATTGCAACAGGATGGTCAGGTCACTTGGACTTCCTCCGCGATGATTTTGTCTCCGTTGACTACACACTTATTGACATACATCCCTCACGAGTTGACAATAAGATTTTTATGCAGGGCACAAAATGGGCCATGCCAGTTGAGTCAGACGCAAAGCGAAGAATGAGAAAATTCTATGAAAAGTCCACAATGCCTAGGCACAAGGCAGTTGAAGCTTCAAAACGCATCAAAGCAGATTACTGTTTTGCGTCTATTAGTAAGATATACGACGAGAGACTAGCATCCTTCTTGTGAAATGACTGCCTCAACTGTCATAATTACTGTCCTAAGTCTGTGTCTGATAGTGAGCATCTATTTTCTTGTAAAGTTCTCGCTATTAATACTGAGGATAGAGGATGCAATTGAGGAGTCGCTGGACGTGATTGATGAGCGCTACCGTTCTATAAGCAAGATTCTTGAAATACCCATCTTCTATGATAGTCCCCAGATAAGACAAGTCGTCAACGACATTAAGATCACTAGAGACACTCTTCTACTCATTGCGAATAGATTTGCGTCAATTGACAGCTCTGCTGTGGAAAAGACATCAGTGACTGACGAAGAGAGTTCTAATGATCAAGAAGACTAAAGTAAAGATAAAGCGAAGGCCTGGTGAGACAAGCTCCAGCTCAATGTACTTCTCTGACGAGACGCAGGAAGCAATTGTCTTATTTCAGAAAGAGAGTGCTGAGGATATCAAGTCATCAATTTATCTTCAGCGCATACAGCCTGCGCTTAATCTTCTTGTTGAAAATCTCATTCTTGTGTATGGATTTAAAACACCACACGATTCTTTTGAAGAACTTAAGTCTGATTGTGTCTCTTTTCTATACGAGTCTCTCAATAAGTGGTCTCCCTCTAAGGGCACAAAAGCATTCTCATACTTTAATGTAGTTGCCAAGAACTGGCTAATAATAAAGTCAAGAAAACACCAGAAGTTGAATAGCAGGCATGTCTCAATTGACTCTCCTGAAAGCTTGACACAGGATCAGCTCGAAGAAATTGAGACCCATAATGTGATGCCCGCTCCTGATGAGATACTCATAAACAGAAATGCGAGAAATGAGATTCAGGAGCTGCTGCGAGAAATTGAGAAGACTGTCACTTCAGAGACAGAGCTTACATGTATCAGAGCAATCATAACAGTATTTAAAAATATAGATGACCTTGACTTTCTCAATAAACGTGCAGTTCTCATATACGTCAGAGATATCTCAGGACTTTCCTCTAAAAGGCTGTCAGTTGCAATGTCCTCCATACGTAAGCACTATAAGCGTCTTTCCAATAGTGACGCCGACACGGGAGAGTTATTCTAATGTCCGATGACAAGCTAGAGAAAGCTTTAGACAATTCTGGTAAGCTAAAGAGGAAACTGGAGGCTTTCTCAGACATCCTCGATGAACTCACATCAACTGAGGACAAGAAGAAGCTTCTCTGGAAAGAGATCTATGAGAACGCTCTAGTCGATAGAGAGAATGCATCAATGCTATTTACAGATGCATGGTCCAGAATGTCACCTGGCACTGCTGAGCATATTACTCTTGGCACAACTCTGACAAAATATCTCGAGAGAATGAGTAAGTCTAATGAGCAGATACTCAGGCTAGCTGAGATGATAAGCGATGCTGAGAAAAGAGAAGAGAAAATTGATCCTGAGCAGGTCTTTGAGACAATAAGTAGGGGATGACACATGGATCCAATAAGATCAGCTGCCGGAGGGCCTGGGTACTCCACAATGGGATCAGAGCTGACTTCCATGAGGTCGGCTGGATTTGGTAGCACTTTATTCTCTAGAGCCGTCGTTGTAGAAATATTAGGTGACCTCTCACTAAGGACAGATGAGCAACTTAGAGAGCTAGCAGCTCCTGTCCGTGGCGGAATTGTTGCAGTTAGGTCTGCTCCAAGAAATAGCATAATAGCTCAAGTAATCAATAGTGTGGGCGCTTCTGCAACTAACCAGAAGATTCTCTGCTTTCCGTTCTTTCCTCCACACATCTCAATGCCTGTCAAGGCCGGAGAGCATGTGTGGATTCTACAGGAGACGTCCACATCATTTCAGTCAGGATACTGGCTGTGTAGAGTTTCTGAGCCTAACTTTGTTGACGATGTGAATTTTACTCACGCTGATAGGCGTCTCGCTGTCTATTTTGACAAGATAGTGAGCGACTCCTCCTCTCGTGCAGTGGGAGATTCATCAAGTGACGAGGAAGAGAATCCATTCGATGGCCTCAAGTCTCCTGGAAAGAATCCAGGTCCTCCGAATTTTGCAAATGGTCCAGAGAATGATCCTGGCAGAAACGGAACTCTCGCTGAAGATGACAGTGGGAAGAACCCCTATGATCAGATCTATAACAACTCCATTGCAATGAAAGCATTTGTCCAAGAGGCTGTTCCACGTTTCACAAAGAGACCTGGTGATCTAGTCCTCCAGGGATCTAACAATACTCTGATATGCTTAGGGCAGGACCGAGGCTGGAATGCACTAAATCGTCCAGATGAATCACAGATCAGCAATGCATACACACATGACAGTGTTCCAGAGTTCTGCGGCACTATCGATATCGTGTCAGGTCGCGGTAGATACTTCAAAGCCAGTGATCTAGATCCAGACTCGAGAACACTTACAGATACGCAGGCGAGAGTTATTCTCAATGAGAGAAATTTGTTAGAGACAGATAAGAATTCCGCTGTCTATGTGTCTGACGCAGCTCGATCGACGATAAAGTGGAATAGACTAGATAGGCCGCAGGAGGGAGATCCAGACTTTCTCACTGATGCTAGCAGAATATACATCTCTATGAGGACAAATGGAGATGCTGCATTTAATGTTTCAACAGATAAGATCTATCCGGCATTTGTGGGAAGCATAGAGGATATTCAGGACAGCCCGTTTATAGTCCTCAAGTCAGACGAGGTGAGGATTATTGCCAGAAAAGAGACTGATAGAGGCCCTATCAACGGGGGAATACGTCTCATAAAGGAGGGCGATCTCAATGGTGATGCAGCATCAATATACTTGATGCCTACAGGAGTCATACAGATAAGCGGCAACAAGGTGTATTTAGGACAGCCCGATCAGGGAAATGGGCCTGGAGAAAAGAAGTCTGAGCCTTATGTAAAGTACTCTGAGCTCGAGCGCCTACTTCAGGCGACATATAATGCAATAGATCAGTTTTGTCAGAAATTACTAACACACACAACTCCAGGTTATGGGTCTCCTTCGCCCCAGATAAATGCAGGAGCCGCAGAGCTTCAGACACAAGTTCAACAGAGAAAACAGGAAATTACCAGACTCAAGTCAATTAGAGTCTTTGGTGAGTGAGGAAATATGACAGCAACTTTACAGTCGGCCAAGCCTATGCTAGAGAGTTCAATACGTCGTGCATTTGAGAAAGTGAATAGAGAGGGTGCAAAGGACGGGTCTGACCCAGAAGCAAACATACGTGCTCTTTCACATGAAATTGCCAATGCAATTCATGAGTATGTGGCATCTGCTGCAGTTGATATCACTCTAGTGGTCTCAACTGTTCCACCCGGCGTCGGAGTAACAACAGCAAGTGCCGCAGGACCCGGAGCGGGCACAACTGTCACACCAGGGCTCGCTCAGCACGCTGGTTACGGTAAGCTTCTATAGAGTGCTCTCGGCTTGTGATATTTATAGCCGAGTAAAATGACCACAAGAAAGAAGTACGATTTCGCATCGGTCGGAGAAGCTAAAGAGGACTTCGACGAGAGATCTATAAAATCCTCAGCTGATCGATCACAGATTCCAATTGGAATTGTTGTGCCTGTTGAGCTAGGATCTGGGAACGACGGTTTTCTCAAGATGCACACCAATGTTGAGAACAACATTTCCGACAATTTTCGGAATATGATTATGACCAACCACGGTGAGCGTTTAGGTCTATACGACTTTGGCGCAAACCTCACAGACCTTGCGACTGAGCTTGGAACAGATGAGTTTGACGAGGAGGCTGTCAGGAGAATTCGCAGGACAACGGAGAAATATATGCCATTTGTCCAACTTCTCACATTTGAGCCTCTTGTCAATCGATTTGATAACAAAGAGGTCGCAAAAGTGGGCGTGAGGATTACTTATAAGGTCCTAGCTCTCTCTCAAAAGGAGAGAATCATTGAAGCAATAGTCTACACGGCAGGGTGATTACAGATGGCACTCGAAGTCAAGAAACAGATTAGGAAAGAGCGGAACAGGACGTTCCTGGCAAAGGATTTTGATGCTTTTAGAGCAGAGATCCTTGGATATGCCAGAACATACTTTCCTGATAAGATTCAGGACTTCTCCGAGTCCTCAATGGGTGGGCTACTTCTTGATATGGCGTCCTTCGTGGGAGACAGCCTGTCATACTATTTGGATCACCAGTTTACTGAGCTCAATCCTCTAACTGCTGTTGAGAGGAAAAATATTCTCCTCCATCTCAGAAATGCGGGCATCAAGCCTGTGGGAGCTTCGCCCGCTTCTGTGCAGGTAAAGTTTTATGTGAGAGTTGCTGCAGAGCAGCAGTCTGACGGATCTTATCGACCCAAGCTCAGCGCTCTTCCCACTGTAAGGAGCGGAACTTCATGTAAGTCAGCAACAGGTGTGACCTTTAACCTCGTTGAGGACCTCAATTTTTCTGAGACGGATGACGATGGAAACTTTATTGCTTCCACAACAGTCTTCACGTCTGATGACTCTGGCAATCCTACTCAGTATGTTGTTGCGATGATGGGCCTGTGTGTGTCTGGTGAGGAGACAACAGATAGTTTTGTTATCAATAGTCAGCACGTTCCTTTTAGAGAGATAACTCTTGCGAATATTGACGTGAGTGATATTATTGCCGTCTCCGATGCAGAGGGCAACGAGTACTACCAAGTGGAGACCCTCTCTCAGGACACAGTGTTTAGAGCAGTCATGAACACAGACAGCGACGGAAAGCTTGTCCCCTCAAACTTGGAAGTCATACCTGCGCCTAGAAGATTTACGGCAAATTTCGATCCAACCACACGTCTGGTGACGATGAGGTTTGGCTCTGGAAATGCTGATACACTGGATGACGATATCGTCCCAGATCCAAGTGAGCTAGCTCTCCCTCTTTATGGTAAGAAGACATTCACACGCTTCTCAATAGATCCAAACTCACTTCTTCAGACTCAGACTCTTGGAATTAGTCCAAAAGGAACAACACTTTCCATAAGATACAGGTACGGCGGTGGCTTGTCTCACAACGTTGCCGCCGGTGCTATACGTCAGCTATCTACGCTTAATATTACATTTCCAAATAATCCGTCAGCGTCAGAAGCAACTCAGGTGAGAAGCAGCATAGAGCTTAGAAATCTGGATCCAGCCCGAGGCGGCGACTCAGCACCAACTCTGGAAGAGCTGAGAGCAAGAATTCCAAGTGCCAGACAGATGCAGTCTAGAATAGTGAGCAGGCAGGATCTGCTCTCTCGAATCTATACGATGCCTAATAGCTTTGGAAGAGTGTTTCGTGCAGGAGTCACTGACAGTCCGATTAATCCACTCGCAGCTCAGCTATACATTATTAGCAAGGATAGATTTGGCAACCTGTCAGTCGCGCCCGACTCTCTAAAAAAGAACCTCAGCAAGTATCTCAATGAGTTCAGGCTCATATCAGACTCTATGGACATACTAGATGCGAGAGTGGCAAACTATCAGGTGAGGTTTGGAATTATGACTGCGCCAACAGCGAATAAGAATGGAACAGTGCAGTCTGTAATATCAAGACTGAGAGACACGCTTAGGATAGAAAACTTTCAGATCGATCAGCCTATTGTGCTTGATGATATTGCCAACGTAGTCATAAATACGCCGGGTGTCATCTCGCTCATAAGCCTTGATATACTCGCAAAGAACGGCACAGATGATGACAGATCTTACTCTGACTTCTACTTTGACTATGAGAATGCGACCAGAAATAGAATTATCACAGCGCCCCAGGGCACAATATTTGAGCTCAAGTATCCAGAGTACGATATCATAGGCACAGCAATCTGAGGAGTGAAAAGTGTACCTCATACTCACAGCCAGCAAGGACGCGTACATCACAAACAAGATCATCAGTGGCAAGTTTCGCGCCACTGATGCAAACGTGGGCCGTGCTGGAACAATCGACATATTCAAGCTTTACGATGAGTCCACAATCGCAGGTGAGTCTCTTCCTGTGGAAGTATCCAGAGGGCTAATAAAGTTTGAGTACGACACTCTGAGAGCTCTCACGTCCTCTATTCTTGACATCAACAGTCCTAGCTTTAGGTGCTCTCTCAGAATGTATGATGCGTTGGGAACACAGACTGTTCCAAGAAATTTTAATCTTGTTCTATTCCCTCTATCACAGTCGTTCGATGAGGGCGATGGAAGAGATGTTGGATCTTTTGCCGATCTCGACGTCTGTAATTTTGTGACCGCCTCT